ATAATCGTTTAGCTGGCGCTCCCAGCCCTTACGTCCTATAATTTCCATTGAATCGCATCCGTGGCCCTTGGCCCATTCTGCAACCTCTTTTTCAGCTTCCATCAGTTCGTCCATATCTCCACCAGCTAACCAGATTCGGCAGGACGTTCTCTGCGGGTAGTCAACTATCTCCGTCACTATAACAGAATTTTCATACGGAAAAAACTGGGCTTTGCCAGAGCGTATAGCGTCCAGCACATCCAACGCCGTGTGACTGTTTCCAGCGTACCCTAATGCGGCCTCTATGTGATGCATTAGCCTTTCGTACTCATCCAATAATGACATATGCCACCGCCGTCGCGTGACCGTGGCTTTTGCTTTCCACGACGAAACTTCCGTTGTTTAGCGTGTTGACCACCGGCTCCACGCTGTAGAAATGTGCATCCAAGGGGCTGAACAATATAACGCTTTCCTTGCCTACCCGTGGGTCTGTCACCGTTGTTGATGTCGTGCTGTGCGCTATAGTGAACTCACCCACACTGTTTAGCTTGCCATCAACTGTGCGGTTCAGCACCTCTGCGACTTCTCGCGTGGTTGCTGTAACAGGGTTTAGAATACGATAGTTTGTCGTGCGCGTCATCTGCGGCCTATCTCTCTTGCCTCAACGTCAATGCCCTGAGCTACCGACCACTGACCGGAAATGTTCAGCCTAACTCGGTGATACCTTCCCTGCTCTCTAACCGGCACAAATCCGTCTACGTTTGGAGCCAATGCTGTTGAGAAGGTCGCGTCTTCTGTGTGTATGTTCCGAGTTCCGACCTCAACATTAACAGTGCCGCCCTCATGGTATGGATAGACCCGCGTGACGATTGTATGCTTGCCCATCGCCAAGCTGGTTTCTCCGGTCTCAATAACCCCCTCAAGAGGGTCTCCGGTAAATGCGTGAATCTTAGTGCCTAGAGCGCCGCCGAACAGATACTGCCCGCCCTTATACAATGCGCTATCAAGTGATGCTGGAAGCGCATCAAGGCTTGTGCTGATATTGTCCAATGCCTCAAGCGTGTAACCCGCCGTGAAGAATGGCGCTATAACGTCGGCTGACACGTTAGCTAGTGACCAGCGGTTTAGAGCATAGTTATATATGAGGAGCCTATCAGGAGTGCCATCCAGAGAGCTATTAGAGACATATGACCAGACTGCAAGCTGTGCCTGCGGGTCTACTGTGGATGTCATTTTATCCTTAAAACTAAAGTCAAAATCCTCGAAGAAAAAGCGGTCAATCTTCTGAGAACCTATAGGGCTTGAGCTTTGCCCGTCAAATGCATAGAAACCATCGTCAGATAAATAAAAGACAGTGTGTCCAATATTACATACAGAACCGGAAACCTGACAACCACGCGCCGTTTCTACTTTATCAAACTGGAATACTAGCGGCAGGCCAGAATAGGTTGCCCTAACAATCGCCCGCTCCATCAGGATGGTGCAGTATTCCCCGCCAACCATACCTGTTATAGCGCCGGCATCTGGTATGTCCTGAAAATCACTTTGTCCTGTGCCGGATGTCCAACCAGTAGGGTCTCCAAAAGCTGACCAATAAACACGGTATGGCTTTCTGCCTGTGCCAGTGTCGATATTAGCTGTCCACACGAAGTCTCGCACAACGGCAATAAAGTCAGCGCGAGGCGCTCCTGACACATCAGAGAAAACAGAATCCACGCCTATCTGAAACTTTTGCATCTCTTCGTTAATGCCACCAGATACATAAATCGTATCCCCAAACTGAACAAATCTCCAACGCTCAGTGCCCAACAAATCATAAGCAGGTGTGCCAGCTTTACTGACATCATCAAGCGCAGATGTCGAGGCATTGTGTCTATATAATTTACCAGCATCGCCTGCAAAAAGACTTACATCGCCGGTATCAGCTTTTGCTGAAAAAACATTTAGAAGTGTGTTATCAGCCGCTTCCGAATATGAAACAAACTGATTTAAGCTGGAATATCCGTTAAGGATTGGAACCACATTAGTTGCGACTGATACGCCTTGATTCATAAAATTAGGCTGGTCAGGGAGCCACTCACCGAACTGCATCATTGTCTTGCCCAAACCTCACTGCCAGTTGCTACTGTAGCCCAAACCTCTGAGCCAACCGCTACATCAGACCACGTTTCTGTTCCGATGGAATTATCTGTCCAATCCTCGCCCAGAACCTTTGCCGTGCCGGTTACACTTATCTGTGCCTGCGTGGTGCCAGCTTCCACGAATATGCCAGTTGTGGCGCCAGTTGCTGTGAACTCAGCCGTGGCAGTGCCATCAGCCAGATATAGGATATTACTGCTTGCCGTTGATGTAACAACAGCAGAGGCCGTACCAGCTACGCTGATGAGCCTGTTATAATCTGCCGCGCTCGTTACAGCAATAGACGCCGTGCCGGACATTTGCCTCAGCGGGGTAATGGTTGCTGTAAAGCCGAATGCGCCCGTAACGCTGGCTGACATCGTTCTTATTCTGTCGGCATCTGATGCCACAGTGACAGCTATGTTTGCCGTGCCAGCTATATCAATAGCAAACTGCATAGCCGCTGTTGCTGTAAAGGCAATAGGGGCCGAGCCTGAGCAATGTATTACGTCTAGGTCAGCGAGTTGCTCTAACGTACCAAAGCCGTCCAGAGCGTCCATAGTGCCCCAAGCATCCAACTGCTCAAGGGTAGGGTTAGCCCAATCAACACTCGTAAGAAAAGACGCGCTGTCCAGAGATACGGTCAGCGTGTCTAAGTTGTTCTTAGTAAAGTTGTCGAGGCTGGGTGTCCCTGTAGGCATTGCCTAACCTTACGCCGCTGTAATGTCTAGGTCGCCCGCCGGTATCTTTAGGATGTCACCTGACGCAATAGCCTTGCCAGTGGTGAATGCGCCGTGAACCAACAGGTTGCCGGACGTCGAGGCATCGAACAAACCAAAGTGGCTGACTGTGCCCCATGAGCCGGTTGCCGCTGGGAACTCAACCGCCGCATTATTATCAGCAGTTGCCGAAGATGCCGCGTTGAAGGTAATAACCTTGCGAGTGTACCCAGAGCCAGATAGCTCGGTTCCGCTTGCATCATCGTTGAATGATGCCGTTGCTAGACCCACATAAACATTTGTCGGCATGGTATAAGCACCAGTTCCGAGAATGTGGTCGAGAATTTCATTCTCTAAATAATCTGATAATGCTGACATTTTTAGGTCTCCGCTACTGCGTTTTGTCGTGAATAAATACTTTGGATTTGCAAGCTACCCGTTCCGTAATGTGCGCGTTGCTCGTCTACTTTTACTTCCTCCATACCGCGTGTAAACTTGGCATCATACTGCGAGGCCCGTGCCTCATCCAGCAAGTAAGCATATGCCTCCGCTAGTGCGCCATACAAATACAAGTCTGGGCTACGCAGGAACAGTGTCGGGGTGGCTGTGTCTGAGATGCTTTCGAGACTGCCGATATAGACAATCTCCATTGTGTAAGCGTCATCAGGAATGGGCCGGATTTTCATTTCCTTGCCGACAATACTGAACCCCTCTGGGCGACCGCCGCCGGACGAGGCGTATGAGGTGTCCAGAGATGACGGGCTATAATATGTAAGCACCTGCACAGGGTCAGTGTTTAGCTTTACTTCTCGCACTTCACGCAGGTCAGTTGGCAGAGCTATGTATTCATCGCCGCTGGTCAGCGTTGCTGTTGAACGCTTCTCCTGCTCACGGGTCTCAAGCTCACGGCTCATGCGACCCTCCGCAAGCTCAATAAACGTAGGTATCTGCGCTGTCAAATCTGAACGTGCCAGAAAATCTGCGATACTAGTTTTCAGTTCTGAATAGCTACCAATGCTCATACGTTACCGCCGCCTGTCCTGAATGCTCTGTTCTCGCTGTCGTTCAGCCACTGCTTCCAAGCCTTCGGATTATCAGCGGGCCTGCCAAACTTTTCTATGAGGTGAGCATACACTATATTGGGTATCTCTGCCACATGGGACATATGCTTCTGAGTTCCGCGCATTTGGCCCTTTTGCCACTCGTCATTCATGTGCTTGTTTAGCGTGATGAGACCGTCGAAATGCTGGGTCTGCTCGATGACCTCAGTGCCGTCTGCATTCTGGTGCAGGTATAATTCTTTGCCCGTGATTGGGTCTTTACTTAATACTCTTTTCATATTGTCCTCCTGATGGGTAGAGGGGGCAGTTGCCCGCCCCCTCAATGCTATTAAGAACCGTTAAGGTCCAAAATCATTGCATGTGCTTCTGGTGCCTGAACCTTCAAAGCCCACTCAGTAATTAGCTGAGTTTTCTCTGCATCACCAGTTGCCGCAATTTCTTTCTCAGCGAAATTACGTCCGTTCAGTGTGCAAAGGCTGGCGAAGTCTGGGTCAATCAAGAAAATGCGGTCATTGCCGAGGAATCTTGACGGTACGATTTCGAGGGTTCCGAAATCCGTTAAGTAGACAGATGTGCTCGAGACATATGTAGTTGCCTTAGCCGCAGTCATATTTACGTCATTAGAAACTAAGTTTCCTGACGCGCTGAGGCTTGAGAAGTTCGAGCGGTTAGTCGCAGATGCAACAAGCATCTTTGGGTTTCCGCCGTCCTGCCATGCATCAGCCATGCCGTCTTCAATCAGAGCCAGTGTCAGAGCGCGGTTTGTGCCACCTGTCACTGTATCTGTGCCGTCACCTGTTGCAAACGCACCAGCGTCTGCCCCGACTGAGCCGTTTGTAATCCAGCATGAGAGAGACGCTGATTTGCGTGGCTCAGAAGCTGAACGTGCAACGTCTGTGTCGCCAATCATATTTTCGATGTCACGACGAAGCTCCAATGACTTTAGAACTTTCTGGTATGCAAGTTCTTTGTCACGGCCTGCTTTATCGACCACATCCAAAGTACCAGAAACAGCCACAGATTTTGTGGATATCTGATGGTAATTTCCAAGTCTGACAGTAGCTGTGGGTGTGCCGAAACTGGCGTCAGCTCCTTCACTGGCATAATTAGTTCCCGCCGCAGATAAATTTTGGACTTGCCATTCAGTGAAAATGCCGTTGCTTGTTTCTTTTTTCAGTGCTGAAAAAATTGGCGTTTCGTCGGGGTCAATTCTGTAGATTACATCGGCGAGATTTTCACGCTCACCTTTTGCGAGTGTAGTGGTAAAAGTAGCCATTTTGGCCTCCTAAAAGTTAATTACCCATAAGGTATGATACAGCGGCATCAACGGAACGCTCTTTATTGAGACGGTCCAGCCCCTGCTTACGTTGACGACTTGCAACTTGTGCCTTGCTCTTAGGCTGTCCTGCCTTAGCCATTTTAGGTGCGCTCTTTACTTTTTTCTTCGCGGCGGGCGTCTTCTTCTGAAGGTTGTCCCATTGCCACGCTTTATAAAGTAACTCAATAGCACGGGCATCAGATGCCTGTGATACTTCGGCCTCAGAGAACCCACGAGATTGAGCGTACTTAATAACTTCCTGACGCTCGTTGTTCCGTGTGTCCTCATTGGACCAAGACGGTATGCGGTCAAGCATCTCGCCTCGTTGAGCTTCCAAGTGCTTCTGTCTGAAGACCTGTTGCTCTTGCGCTTGCTCCTGCTGAATGCGTTGTCTCTCAGCTTCAACGTGACGAGCTTGTTCTTTTTGCTGGTCCAGTTGTGCCTTGTAGACAATTAAGTCTTCAGCCGGATATTCCTTGGCTAATGCCGCCCAATCAGGTTCCTGTTCAGGGATTGCCTGCTGGAGTTGCCCTTGAACTTGTTCAAGTTGCTGTGCGTACACATCCCTCATTTGCTTCACTTGCTCGGCCTCTTGTTCAAAGGCTTTGCGTTGTTCAGCGAGTTCCATGCTACGCTTTGTGAACGACTTTGTCCGAGAGTAACCGCTTAGAAGTTCGTCCTGCGTGACCTCGAACTCTTCACCGTCAACTTTGACAGTGTACATTTCGGGTTGCTCTTCGACTTCTTCTTCGTCGCCCTCTTCTAATTCGTACTCACCTTCATCATCATCCTCAGATGCTTCGACCTCATAGGCCTCTTCATCTTCAGCTTCAGTTTCCGGTGCCGAGGCTTCGACCTGAACTTCAGGTGTTTCCTCTAGCCGCCCTTCGTCTACCTTGTCCTCTACGGGGGGTGTTTCTAAAAGGCTCATTGCTTCTGACATTGAAAGCGTTCCGTTCTGCTCAGAGTTGTCGGACATTGCTTCTACTTCCTTTTCTCAAATTTTACGCGGTTATGCAACTCATCTAGTTGCGATTTCGCCAGCTTACCCGACGAGACCACATTTTCGATGTAGCCTTTGACGGCAGATAAGTTCTGGCACAACATATACAAGCGTTCACGGTTTTGTGAATCCTCCACAGAACTTTGCTTCCACGCCTGTATAAACTCAGTCTCAAGGCTGGTAAAAGCCTCCTCAAGAATTTCGTTTCTTATTAGGGCCGCCGCCTTTTCGCCACGGTCCACTAACTCCCTTGCTTTTCCCTCGTTCATGATAACAAACTGTATCCTGTCAAATCATATGGGTCTTGAAAATATTCCGGTCTAGTCGCTGACCCCATGCGAAAAGCCTTATTCTGCCTAGCAAAGTCTGGCATAAATTCCAACAGGCCGTCAGGCATAGTATCCAGTAAACCCGTTCGGGCATACGCTCCACGTTCAGGATAGAACCCGCCCTTGGGTCTAATGTATTGCATTTGAAATTCTTTATCTATTTCATCCTGAGTTGCTTCGCGCTCTTCCTCTTCCTCTTCTGCGCTCATAGGATATGGATACGGATAGAGAGGCGCGTCCGGCTGGTCTCCGCCCTCTTCAGTACGGTTAGGGTCAAAGTCTGGGCGGCCTGTGTAAGCAGTACCGCCAAGCAAACCCTTGCCCATAACGCCCATAATCTGACCGGCATTGTTATAAACAGGTCTGCCGCCCTGAGCTATTTCTTTAGCGATATTGCTAAGATTAAGCTGGCTAATAGCATTCATGTAAGCTGGCATGCCCATAATGGCATCTGCGGCCTGTCGCTGTTCTAGGTCTTTAACGCCAGCCAGTAACTTTTCTGCCTCGCGCATTTCAGCCGCTTCTTTTGCCGCCTGAGCAACAACAGCCGCCGCCATATTTGCTCTGCCTTCATCGCTGGGCGGGGCGGAATATTCATTTGAACCACCGCCATCAAATGTGCCGTAACCAGAGCCTTGATAACCAACATCAGCCCCAGCGCCTCCGAAAGCGTCCAAATCACCGCCTACGTCATCTCTGGTTGTTCCGCCACCGCCGAAGTTGCAAAGCATTTTGCTTTCAAACTTAGCCGCTGGGTCAATGTTATTGATGTTGTCTCTGTTAAACATATTTACCTCGGTAAGTTCGTTGAAATATCAGAATCAGTTACAGCTTTGAGTGCTCGCAACTGTGCCTCAGCCTCTAGCTCCTGACGGCGCATCTGCAATTCCATTTGCATTTTCTCGCGTTCCATCTGGATATCTGCCTGCATCTTCTCACGCTTCAGCGCGATATCAGCCTCAGCCTTTTGCTGGGCAATCTGGATATCTGCCGCCGCCTTTTGCTGTTCAAGCTGTAGCACCTGAGCCATTTGCTGTTGCTCTGGTGTTTGAGCTTGTGGCTGTTGGGCTTGCTGTGCCTGTTGCATCTTCATCATCTGAATTTGCTGGCTGTTGTTGAAGAACTGGTCAGCGTCCTTAAACCCGCCAATCTCGGCAATGCTACGGAGCGTGTTGACATATTGCTCCATAGTAACAACGGGATTGTCTGGTCCCATCTGCATTAGTATCTGCTCTTGCTTGGAAGCAATCTGCGTTAGGAATGCAATCTTCTGCTCATCGTCGGCAGTGCCCAAGCCAACCTGCACAACAACGTCATACTGGTCAGTCCATTCACGCGGGTCAATCGGGACGAACTCATTCCGCAGTCTGACAATCTTCGGCTTGTTATCGTATTTAGTCACAAGGTGCAAAATACCCTTGAACAAATCTTTAACGCCGGTCTCTGCCATAGTGCGGGCATAGCTCTCTAGCTTTACCTGTGCGCCCCGTACAGTCGCGCTGATGGCACTAGCTGTTGTGGATTGCAGTGCATTAGCATCGAGCCCCTGAGAGGCTTTAGACATGCCCGTGCGCTGTTCCTTGATTTGGTCTATGTAGTCCATCAGCGGGCGAACTTCACCGCCCACAGCATTGCCCATAATAGGCTGAATGGCACCGGCCTGACGCATACGGATGACACCGCCAGCGGTTCCGTCCAAAACGTCATCAATATTTACCATGCCCTCGACAACGCCCATTCGCGGCAATGTGGAGCTATAAACGCTGTCCAGATACTGCCGAAGCAATGTTGATTTAATGACCTGTAAATCTTCGGTCATGTCATATATGGAACGACCAATCAGGCGGTGCGGCATCAGGATGGGGCTGACAACGGCAAACGGAATATGGTCGAATGGCTCATTGTGCAGGATTTCTGTGCCAGCTTCACCGATAGCGCAAATTCGGCGCATTTCAGCAATGCCGTCGTCGTCATAATCGACCTTCATTATGCATTCGTAATAGACAACCTCAGCCAGTGTTGGGTCGGCTGGGTCAATGCCTGTGCTTGCCTCAAGGTCTTGAAAGCGTGTTGTGCGCTCCTCGTCAACATCGAGGTCAGAGTAACCAGCATGCTTCTCAACAACGTCGCGGTCATAGCCCATTGCTACAAGGTCGCTGACAGTCATTGTTGTCCGGTGAGCAACGAAGTGCGCGTCCTCTAATGAGGTGGCTCTGCGATTTACGAGAAACTCTTCTGGCGGGATGTTCTGAATCTTAATTTTACCGCCGGTCTCTTTTACCTTTACCGTGAGGTCGTACATCGCTGGCGATTCCATCATCATGCCAGTGGCCTCGTCAATCATGGCCTCCTGCTCAAATGTCTCGATGGAGCCTACAACCTCAATATTCGGGTTTGCTAATAAAGCGGCTAGTTCCGTTTCATTAAGGCCTTCATATTCTTCTTCAGTAACAGATTCAGTTTCTTCAAAGTGATACTTAACGACACCAAGCCTAAAT